GCAATGATTGGTTTCTATTACTGTTAGTAGAATACGAACAATGTATCCATCCTGATGACGGTTCGTTGTCGCGGTAAAATTCTAAGATGAGTTGGTCATACTCTAATTCATTTTTGATGTACAAAGCTAGCTCTCTATTATCAACACCAGGTATTTCAAAGTCTGCTGCAGCTGCGTCGTTGTCTGCTACGTGTTGGCTGTTTACACTACTACCTATCTCTAGGCACAGCTGAGCACAACGGAATCCGCTGGATATGATCAAAGGCTTGTCATAGTGTGATCGAATTGGCTGCAATATATTTGTAGCCAATGCTTTAAGATTCTCAATCTGTTGTGGATTAGGATTGTTATTGATACCTTTTCTCTCCGCAACCTGAGACTTAGTCAACTCATCAAGAGTTATGTTAGCTGTAAGTTTCATTTGTTATCGTTTAATCCTACATAAATTACAACACAAAGCAAGATAAAAGCTATGATAGTATTTATAGGTATGAAGGGTTCCATTATGGTAATATTTTAACGATCTTCTTTCGATCCATGTATATTTCTGTTTGAGCCTTCACTTTTTTACAAGAAAACACAACTCTTTCAGGATTTACCTCGTTCTGCGCGATACGTTTTGATTTCAAACAATCGCTGAGGTTGTTTTTATATACATGCTCTATCATATTTCCGTTTAAAGTTAAGATAAGTGCGAATACAGTTTCTATCATTGATGTTTACCACTCCCATTTCTAATCAGTTTCTCCACATCTTCAGTTAACTTCTCTGTTCTTTTCTTTAAAAATTCTATGTTAACTGCATTGTTTCTCATGCCTTTAATTTCTTCTTCTACATCTTCTAGTAAACCACTAACGTGTTCTACTATCATAAAAAGCTCTGCTTCTCCAGCTGATTGACCTAACTCACCTCTTGGATATTTAATCCTCAACCATCGTGATCAAACTAGCAACCGTCTTCATCGGCATCTGTACGGCAGCGGACTCAGAAATTTTTAGGGCCATAAATTACCTGTTGAATCTTGACACGATCCATTCCCATGCAGCTTTAATTTTGTCCCAAACTTTGCAACAAATTGCTTTACATTTATTTATCATGTTTCTTCTCCTCAATTTCGTAAAAGAAGTTATCCGTATCTTCGGTCTTCCATTTACTTGTGTTTTCTACATTCCATTCAGATGTTTGCACTTTCCAATCTGGCACATTATCTTTAACAGTGAATGATGGAATATCCCATATACATCTATTGTTAGGTTGTGCTGCATAGTTCCCATCGTCTAAGGCTATGATGTGAGCGCATTTATGCTCGTGCGGAATCTCTGAGTGGTCCGTATCTAGGATATTAGCTTCAGGGTGAGCAAAGTCAACAGTAAATAAATATTTACCATGGTGCCATTTCTTGTCTTTTCCTATGTATTTACCAGCTTGTGCTTCTAAAATATCCCAAGAAGTAACAGCAGGATAATAACTGAAACAATTCCATAACTGTAACTCATCAAGTCTACGCTTAGGAACTTCTTTTGGGTTAAAACCTCTTTGAATGAACGCAGATATCGGTAAACGATAGAAGACAGCTCCATTTTCCATAATACAATGAAAAAGTATGGAACGCCCAGTAATAGCCGATAGACCAAATATAATACAGTCTTCAACTTCACCATGATGTTTCTTAAGGTCATAGAGGTACTCCCTTCTTATTTGTGCGTATTCCGGTGGTATGTTTGCATTTAAGTAAGCCATAATTAATCCTCATTTAATACTGCCCCAGTTATCGCCTTCTTCATAATCTACTTTGTTTGGAACTTCAAGTGATACTGTTGACTCCATTATATCTTTAATTTTTTTTGCCTCTTCTTTATTTTGAACAGATATATCTAATTCATCATGAACTTGTAGGTGCGGTATGATACCTTCTGCATGTAGATCTATCATAGCTTTCTTTGTCATGTCAGCTGCAGATCCCTGTATTAATCTATTCAAAGCTTTATATGTGTATGCTCTTCTGATCCCTGGTCCGTGTTCCGCGAGCGCTGCATCGTGAGGCAGTGGCTTGTGTATACCAAACTGATTCGGTTCCCATAGATGGAATCTACATAGCCTACCTAGAAGCGTTCTAACTCTACCTCGTTGCTGTGCTCTACTCATTACTGCATCCATGAGCTGTTTAACAAATGGCACCTTGCTATGATACTGTTTAAATAATTGTTCAGCTTGAAGTTTGTTAGTCCCTAGTTCAGCTTGTAATTTGTTTTTACCCATGCCGTAGAAAAGACCCAAATTGATCGTCTTGGCTTGAAACCTACCAATACCTGCCATGTCTGCTACGATCTGGTGAAAGTCTGCATTCTCATTCTTGTATGCGTCTACTACATCTTCTACAGAATAAAATCCTTGTAGTGCAGCATAGTGGACTACAAGTCTAGGTTCTTGTTGGTTGTAATCAAAACAACCCCATTTACAATTCTCTTCAGGTATAAATAAACTTCTGATCCTTGGTCCAAGATCTTTGTTCCTTGCTGGAATCTGCTGTAAATTTGGATTATTCATACTAAATCTACCGGTAACTGTGCCGCCACCCTCTGATCTTAGTTGATTAATCTCTGCATGTATTCGACCACGCTGTGAATATTTGAGTATGGTATCTATAAAAGTTGTATGTGCTTTGTTAATCTCTCTTGCTTTTGCAATAGCTTGTACAAGTTTATGTGGATGATTTGATAAAAAGTTTTTTGTAAAACTAGGTGAACCTGTTTTCAAAGTTCTCTCGTAGGGTAAACCAAGTTTATCAAATACTTTTGCAATAGATCTTGCAGCCCATATTTGTACCTCTTGTTTTGTTTCAGCATAAATGGCACCTAATAATCTGTTCTCTTCTTCCACCATTCTTTGTTTTTCAATGGCTGCTCTCTCTGCATTCACTCTGACTCCAAGAAATCTCATATCAACTAACACAGGAAACAAAGCTGTTTCCATGTTAAATATATCTTCTATGTCTTGATGTAAGATTTCTTTTTTCATTTCTTGCCAAAGTTTGTATGTAAGCTGTGCATCTTTTTCTGCATAACTTCCAACATACATAGCTGGTAGTTTGTACATTTCTGCTTTTGGATCCACACCCCAAGACTTTGCAGTTTCTTGTAAAACTGTTTCATCTTTACCTTCACCCATGTAGTCTCTTGATAAACCATTCAAATCGTATCTAAATCTATTTTCATCTACTAGAGATGCAGCTATCATCGTATCTACAATCTGTCCTTTTACATTTATGCCAATGGCTCTTAACCAACATATATCGTACATAGCATTGTGAAATATTTTAGTAGAATCTGTATTCATTTGGTCTTGTAACCATTTTAAAACCATCTTACGATCCATGTTACCACCACCCTCGTGTGCAATAGGATAGTATGCACACCAGTCATGTGTTGCTAATGATATTCCAACCACATCACCAACTTTAACAACAGAACCAGAGCCCATTCTTTCGTTTAGGTTTGGATCTTTTGTTTCTAAATCTACAGCTATCTCATCGTATTTACTAAGATCGGGAAAGTCTGTAGGTGGTATCCACTCCGTTTGTGGTTTAAATATCATTTTCATGTTTACATTCTCCTGCTATGGCCATGTAGGCAGCTGCATCCACATAGGTATCTGCTGTTGGTTGACCAAATTTAGTTCTTGCTACTTTTAATAAAGCCATCATCACAGCTGCGTCGTGTGCTGTAATCTCTTTGTCTAAATATGCTGACCATAACTTTCCAATGTTTGCATGGTTTACTATTTTGTCGCCGTATGTTTTTGCTCTAGGTCCTTCAATTAATTCTTTCGCTAATTGTAACGCTTCTGCTGTTTTCATATTTTATATCCTTTGTATATGTCTTTTGGTCTGATGACATGTAAATGATTTTTAGTTCTAGTCGCACCGACATAGAACAATCTATTTTCATCATCAGGATTTTGTTCGTAGTTCTTTTGTGTGTTTCTAGATAGATCGGTCAAGAGAACCACATTGTCTTGCTCGCCACCTTTTACCCCGTGTATTGTAGATAAAGTTATTCTAGGTTTAGAATTTAACTTCTCACCATTTTCCCTCATTCTTCTTATATACCTTATTTTTCTTTCTGGTGCATCATCAAAAGCTTCAAACCAAACTTTATTTGTTTTGAGACCTCTGTTGCTTCTTAACTCTTCTAAGTTATAAAAAGAATCTTTGTCTAAATATTTTAATTGTTCTTTCTGATAATGTTTTGGAGACATGTATGAAGCTATTCTGTTAACTTGTTCATAACTCATATCCACACCTTTACGAAGATTTTCCCAATCACTTATGGCAATGTACAAATCTTGTTCTGGGTTTGTCTTAAATTTGTTCTCGTAATACAACCCTTGTGAGTATAATTCGTCTTCTAATTTATTTAACATAAATTTAGTTCTAGCTAGCACTAGCCAATTACCCTCTCTCATGTTAATGTCTTCGAAGTTATTATAGTATGAAAGTAATCCTCTTTGTGTTTTTGGTCTCCACTCTTTTGGTAGTCGGTTTCGTATCTTATTTACTATATTCATCGCTACATTATGAATTACCTGCGGTACTCGGTGCGACTGTGTCAATCGCATTATCTTTCCTGTCTGTGACATAAAACTATCTACATCTGCGCCAGCCCATCTAAATATAGCTTGATCATCATCACCTGCTATAAATGTATTATCTGTTTTATCCCATATTGATCTTGCCATATTCCATTGTGAATTAGATAAGTCTTGTGCTTCATCTATAAAAACTACATCGAATCGTGGTGATCTATCAGACTTAATAAAGTCTGTAATCATGTCGTTAAAATCAATTAAGTTATAATCTTTCTTGTATTGTTTTAAATCGTGTTCAAACTGTAATAGATCTTTTATTTTAACTTGTTGTGTGTGTTCTTGTCTTAAAAATTGTTGTTCTGCTGTTATGCCTCGTAACTTAGCTAGCTCTATAATTCGTAGTATGTCACTTTTAGTTGTGAATAAACCTGACTCCTCGTTGTCGTATTCGTGATAATCAACTATGACTCCTACTTTTCTACCTAAATCTTCGTAATGTTTTCTCTGCATGACCTCTTCTTTTCTTATACCTAATCTTTTAAACGCTAGTGAGTGTAGAGTTCTAAAGTAGGGTAGATCATCTTCACTATAATTAAATTTAGACATTGCTCTGTCTCTTGCATGATATGCAGCTTTTTGTGTAAAAGAAAAATAACCTATCTTATCAGGGTCAGTTTGTTTTAAACATTTATCAACTTCATCTAACAACATAGTTGTTTTCCCTGTACCAGGTGGACCCAACACAATAGTTTTCAAAACGCATCCTCCTTCTTAAATGTTCTCTCTTTTAATTTAAATTTTTCTTTATCAAACTGTGGAACTCTTATTACACTAATTTTTTTCTTCTTAATGTTAACTCTAAAATCAGTATCATACTCACAATGTTCTCTCAATATATACAGAGTATTCTGTGGTTTATCGTTCCATTTGTGTCTAGATAAAAACTGGTGGTAAAAATTACTAAATTTAAAATGATGATAGCCATCATTGTTCCAAACATTACCAGACTCTAAATCTTCTTTTGTAGCTCCGTCTGTAGCTCTACTCAAACAATAATTTTCTACATGTTGTTTTAATTGTTCTATTGCACTTGCACCTGCTGGTGCCTCTATAACTTCTTTGTTAATCATTAACATATCTATCATGCTATCAAATTCTTTTGGTTTTATTTTTGGAGGCTTTCTATGTATCTGATTCATACACGCTCTTATAAATAATCGTAACTCTTGTAAATCTTCTGCTTTTAATTCTACCCTTTCTCCATCTACATTTAATCTAAACACAGGTGGCTCTAATTTTATAATCTGTAAATCACTTAAATGTGGAAACATGACTTGTGTCCCTATACCAAACTTTCTTGTTCGACAAAGATCTTTATCACAATGATTACACATAGGTTCATCTTTACAAAGATAACCATAATCTTTTTTATCTTTTCTAAACTTTGCTATTTCGTCATGTCTAAAAGGATTTATAAATCTTTGGTGATTAAACTCATCAATCTTATCAACCCAACTTTCTGGCCATTTCTTTTTTGCATAAACTCTAAAATGAAACATCACTCTGTCTCTACCGTCGTCTAATTTTTCTTTTGTTATTGATTGTAAACATGGTGGTCCATCATCGTACTCTGATGGTGGTCTTTGTATTTTTAAGTCTTGTAATTCTTTTGGTGTGAGTGCACTAACTTTTACAGCATTTAAAAAAGCATCTATTGTAACTGCTCTGCCTTGAGAATCAAAACAATATCTTGTTGTATTTTTACAATTAAAGTATGGTAAATTTAAAAAATTTCCTGTATCATCTTGCGATTTTAATTCAATTTGTTTTGGAAATACCTCTGCTTTACCAAAACCTAACACAGCACTTAACGACATTAATTTATCTCGCATTAGTTTTGCAGGGACAAAGTCTGTCGTAAATAAAAATATATGTGCACCGCCGCTTTTAGATCTGCAAACAGATAGTGGGACACCCATTGGTAGTTTGTTTAAAAGTTTTCTATGATCAAGATTGTATTTATCTACATCTATGCAACCCCATCTACACTCGTTGTTTTCATTTATTGGAACTATACCTAGACTAGGTTCTACTCCATTGAGATGGTCTTCCCAATGTTTATCAGTAACGATTTCTCTTTTAACAAATGACTTACCTTTTATCTTGAGTCCGTCGACACCCTTCTTGTCTACATAGGTGCAACCATGCGCACGCCTTAATCCTTCAAATATCTTTCTAAAATCTTCCATAATATTTTTTGGGGCCGGATCCAGTCTCCCATCACCGGCCCTCTGTCTTCCCTAGGAAGTTTTTAGTACGGTGAATCGGATTTGGATTCTTGTTCTCC